CCCTGCGGTTGATTGGCTAATGATTTTACGCCAGTTAGGCAGCATAGTGTACCCGCCAGTGTTGGTCCTGACTGGGCGCGACTGGCAAAAGTCGATGTCTTCCATCCGGTGAGCTGTTGCTTCGACTTTCACCTCCTGGCCAAACGACATGAACATGGGCCCAACATTCGCCATGAACAAGTCCAGGTCTTTGGCATCAATCATGACTACGATATCATCGCCGTCATCCAAGACTTTAACCTTGATGCCAAGCTTCCGCGCTATGGTGAGGATCATGAGCAACATTATGACGCAATTGCCAAGAGCTGTATTCATGTCGCCACTCATGCGATTACCTTTGACCTTGTACCTCCACCCCCCTGCAGTGATTACCTTGTTAAACAACTGAGTTGATAACAACTCCCTGAACCAGGGATCATCAATGCAGGCAAGGTAGAAGTCATGCTCCAACTGAAGAATCTCCTGTGCAATGTGCTGGTCCCATCTCCTACCATCCAAGATGATAGCGACAGGACTGTGGAACGAGTTCCACATTTTCCAGATAGCCTCGCCTCTTGCCCAGGGCGGCATGCCTTTGGCAATGTATGGATCGCCGTCATCATCAACCAACCGATAGATATGATGTTCGATTGGCTTCAGGAAACAACCGATTTCCACATTAAACCTAGGGGACCGCGCCTGTATCATTCTTGGGTCTGGATTGACCTTCTCGGGGCTAAACTTTTCAGATTTCACAAATGCTCGCACAAGAGCTTCCTTAGGTAGAACAAGGGCCTTATCCTGGAGGCTCTTACAAGCCTCCAAGTACCTAGTCTTACGTCTGCCAGTGTAATGGTCGCAAAATGCCTCCTTGGAGATGGGTGAAATGGAAGGCATTCTTCGGAGTAAAATAGGCAAAGTCTGCCTAAGATGTCTGACTCCGGCCTGAGATGGTAATGGGACTGCACCGATGACCCTATTTCTTAAGGCCACCTCCTCATTGTGTGTGCAGTTTCTGTGGGTGTACACAGCCCACAAACCAGGAATCGGTGGACACATCCTGGTCATCCTTCTCTTCTCCTCACACCGCTGATCAGGGCGCCCGCCTACGCTGCTACCAACCGCTATCGGCATTAGCTCTTTTGTGCCAGCAGTTAATACGCAGACGGACGGCTCCGTCACAGCAACCTCCTACCGCCTCGACATGTCACAGTACAGCCAGGATTCGCGCCACCTCCACGTGGCAATCCAGGCCAGCAGGGCAGAAAGCTGCGCCACGCTAACCCAGACAGCCCAGTGGAAGCTTAGTCTTTCCTGGTAATACTGGACATAATACCATTCGCCGAGCCTGTCCCAGGTGGTTTTGGGTTCCAGTACTCCCCAATAATCAAACGTTGGGTGAAACCAGTCGGAGACACCGACCACTGCACGGCCCCAAAGGGACCCTACATTGTAGCCGAAGCCCCACAGCTGGCCCCAAACGGTTGTGTATGGGGTAGTGTACACCCAGGCTCCATAGCAGATGCCAAAAGTCAGTGCGGACAAAAGGGCGAGCCAGGCACAATGGTACCTAACCCTCCCCCAAAACGTCGCGCACAGCAGTGCACCTGCTGCCAACTTCCTACTTTGGGCAAGCCCGTCCCTAAACAATAATGTTGCCCTCTTCCTCAAGCCAAGTTCGAGCTCGTTATGTGACAAAACCTTATGGACAACTTCGTCAAGTATGTCATTGATCATAACGTAGCTCTTTACTCCTTCCCCTTTTAGGAACGTTGTTCCTATGGACATCATCGCAGCGGAGAGGTCCACATTCTTGTCTCTGCAGAATGTCTTTCCACATAAGTATGCATAGGTCTCAGCCTTCAGTTCGTCGATGCTAGGGGGAACCTTATCTGTTGATGTTTGGTTGCCTTGGCTCAGGACAGCAGTGCCTATAACTGGTGTAGGCTGTGGTGCCGCATTGACAGGCGCAATGCTAGCTGCAGCCTGCTGCACAGGTGCAGTCGGCGCCACCTGCTGACTCGTCCGGGACGCACTGCCCCTC